ACGGACACCTGACGTACCTGATGTACGATACAGAGGACACGAAGGCTTTCGTTCACAACACAATCTCTTACGACATCGAAGAACGTATTGAACACATCAAAGAAGTTGTTCAACAAGAAGAACCACCCGAGCATTGTTACGAGGCTGTTGCAGACGGTAAAAGCGGCAACAAAAAACTGGCAGTAGGTTGTTCGTACTGCTCTTACAAGAAAACTTGTTGGCCTGACGTTAGAGGCTTTGCCTACGCTAACGGCCCACGTTACTTAGTGGAGGTGGCTAATGAGCCGCAAGTCCCGGAAATCGAACTCAGGTAAGTACTAAAATGAAGGTATGTTCTTTGTACAACAACTGGTTTTCTGAAGCAGACTGCGACTACATTACAAAGTACGCTGATGCTGTTGTTTCTTTACGAACGGCCACAGTTGGAAAACAAGCAGTTAAAGAAGAAAAACCAAAGAGTAGAAAAGGAAAGACAGGATTCCTTTTTAAGAATGAACCAGCGCAGCACGAACTCTGGAATTTTTTATACAGTAGATTATCAGATGTTCTTTACGACGCAAACAAAAAGGTGTACGGATTTGATTTAGCAGGACTGAACGGTCTGCAGTACACAGTTTACGAGGAGGGAGGCGATCACTATAGCTGGCACACTGATGTGTTTTTTGACAACAGTCCCTTTCAAAGAAAGCTAAGTGTTACTCTTCAGCTAACTAACAGCAACGAGTATCAGGGGGGAGACTTTCAGTTTTTGTCTAGCCACGAGTACACTCCTGAACAGTTCAGAACAAAAGGTACTGCTATAGTGTTCCCTTCTTTTATGTCTCACAGAGTAACACCTGTTACAAGCGGCACTAGAAAAAGTATTGTTGCTTGGTTTGAAGGAAGGCGTTTTCACTAATGGGTAGAAAAACTAAAGGCAAACAACTAAACGGTTACAGATCAGGATTTGAGAAAGATGTCGCGCAGCAGCTACAACCATTTGGTTTTACGTACGAGTCGTGCCAAGTCCCGTACAGAATTGAACGAAAGTACACCCCAGACTTTGTGTACGAAAAACAAGGTGTTACTTATTACATCGAATGTAAAGGGTACTTCAGAGCGGGGGACACCCAGAAGTACCGCTCAATCTCTAACTGCCTCGGAAGCAATCAGGAACTTATCTTCGTACTTATGAAGCCAAACCAAAAAGTGAGTAAAAGTACCAGAAATACGATGGCCCAGTGGTGTGACAAAAATAACATAAAATGGTACGATACTAGTACGCTCAAGGAATTAGTCGATTATGTCTCTGACACTAGAAGAAACTAAAGAGCGGTTGTTGCGGTTGTACGACCCCGACGATCTTCTAGAAGCCCTACAAATATCAGCAGCAGAAATACTAGACCGCTTTGAAGACAAGCTCATCAAACGCCTAGAGTTCTTTTACGAAGAATTTCAGGAGCAAGAAGAGGAATACGATGAAGATGAGTATTGATGATGCAACACCCGAAGAGTGGAACGTATCCAGTAAAACAGCGTACGGTAAACTGTACCACCCTCAAGATATAAACAACCCCGTCACCCAGCCAGACCACTACAACCGTGGGGCCATTGAAGCTATCGAAGCAATCAAGGCTTCTATGCACCCACAAGAGTACAAGGGTTACCTCAAAGGCAACTGCTTGAAGTACCTCTGGCGCTACGAATACAAGAACGGTTTAGAAGACCTCAAGAAAGCCAAGGTCTACCTAGAGTGGTTGATAAAGGAAGTAGGCTCGTGAAAATAGTTGAGGGTAACTTCGGAAAGAAAGAGAAAGATATTACCACTTCTGAGTTCCTCGCGGCCTTTTCAGTCAAGGCGCTTGATTACGAACAAGAAGGAAAAGAAGTTAAGGTAGCTGTCGTGATGTACAAAGACGGTGAAGTATTTGAGATAGCTGCTAACGAACAGTACCCAGACGGTGTGTACATGCTTCTAAACATGGCCGCACATGCAATAATAAACGAGACACTAGGAATAACAGGAGTAATAGATTAGATGGATGCGTACCAGCAGTACATACACAAGTCGAGATACGCACGGTACTTGCCAGAAGAGCAACGTCGAGAGTCGTGGGAAGAAACAGCGAGGCGTTACGTAGATTACTGGGGGGAGAAGCTGCCTGAGAAAGAACACAAGGAAGTGTTCAAGGCTATATACGATCTAGAAGTTATGCCTTCAATGCGGGCGTTGATGACCGCTGGCGAGGCTCTGGACCGGGACAACGTAGCAGGGTTCAACTGTAGTTACTTACCTATCGACCACCCCAAGGCGTTCGACGAGATGATGTACGTCCTGATGTGTGGTACAGGTGTGGGCTTCAGCGTTGAACGGCAGTACGTACAGAAACTACCGGAGGTGGCAGAGACATTCCATGAAACCGACACAGTTATTAATGTGGCAGATTCGAAGATCGGATGGGCGAAATCGTTTAGGGAACTGGTATCACTGTTGTATTCGGGTCAGATTCCCCAGTGGGACACTAGCAGAGTTAGACCTGCAGGTTCCGCGCTACGAGTTTTTGGAGGTAGAGCATCGGGTCCAGATCCTCTGCTCGAACTATTCAGATTCACAGTTGAACTCTTTCAGGGAGCGGCTGGAAGAAAACTTAGCTCAGTCGAGTGCCACGATCTTTGCTGTAAGATTGCTCAAATCGTCGTCGTGGGAGGAGTCCGAAGATCAGCCCTCATCAGTCTCAGCAACCTCACTGACGACAGACTCCGACGGTGTAAGCACGGACAGTGGTGGGTTGACAACCCCCAACGAGGACTAGCAAACAACTCTGCGTGTTACACAGAGAAGCCAGACTTTGAGGCGTTTTTAAATGAGTGGACGAGCCTGTACGAATCCCGATCTGGAGAGCGAGGTGTCTTTTCTAGAGTGGCTAGTCAAAAACAGGCTGCAAGAAACGAGCGACGAGATGCTTCCTTTGATTTTGGAACTAATCCATGTAGCGAAATCATCCTCCGACCTTACCAGTTCTGCAATCTATCGGAGGTTGTTGTCCGGCAAACCGATACTCTCGCAGACCTCAAACGAAAAGTACGCATTGCGACTATCCTTGGAACTCTACAGGCTACCCTCACCGACTTCCGGTACTTGAGAAGTATCTGGAGAGCTAATACAGAAGACGAGGCGTTGTTGGGCGTATCCCTAACAGGTATCATGGATCACCCGACGCTGTCAGGACGAGGAGACAAGAGTGAACTCAAGAAGTGGCTCAGAGCTATGCGAGCAGAGGCCGTCAAAACTAATGAGCAGTGGGCCAGTAGGCTGGGCATTAACGTATCTACAGCCATTACTGCTGTTAAGCCTTCAGGTACTGTTAGTCAGTTGGTCGATAGTGCTAGTGGGATTCACCCTCGCTACAGTAATCAGTACATTAGGCGAGTCCGTGCTGACTCTCGTGACCCGCTTTGTACCGTTCTAGAGGCCGCAGGAGTCCCTGTAGAGGACGATGTGATGTCCCCCAGTACCCGGGTATTCAGCTTCCCTATCGCGTCTCCTGAAGGCGCTGTGACAGCCTCAGACATGGGTGCTATGGAGCAGCTAGAACTCTGGGAAATATACCAAGACGAGTGGTGTGAGCATAAGCCGTCTATGACTTGCTACTACAGGGACGAGGAGTTCTTGGAGGTAGGACAGTGGCTGTACAACAAGTTCGACAAGGTGTCAGGTATCAGCTTCTTGCCGTACTCAGACCACACGTACCAGCAAGCGCCGTACGAGCCGGTGGACAAGAAGACGTACAACCAGATGGTGAAGGATTTCCCGAAGGAAATATCGTGGGATATAGAAGAGGCCAGCGATATGACTGAAGGGTCACAGCAACTGGCCTGCACAGGTAACAACTGTGAGTTATGACATAAACAGTATGGAGTAACCTTCCGTTTTGCCTACGTCCTCTGGCTTATCTTTTGAGTCGTGAGGCGTAGGCATTCCTTCTTTCTGCATTCGTTTGATGCGGTTCTTTGACTTCTCACACATAGAGTGATAGTCTATAGATGTGTACGATACAGTGTGGTCTTTGTCTTTCATTGGTTAGTCCTTAGTCAAGGTAGTCTGAAAACAGACGTTCTCCAGATCTCATTCTAACGATACGATCTACATTAGAAACGCCGGGAAAATAAGTTCTACCTGCTCTCAGCAAAGGAGCCATAGGTTGTTCTTCTCCTGTTAGTAATCTTTGTGCAGTAGCCCCAGCACCACTAGCTAATCTTTGCCCAGCAGCGATAGGAGCAGGAGTTATGTCTACTTCTTCTCCACCAAACTGAGGCGCGCGTATATTATATAAACCACTTGTTGCGTTAGAAGCT